ATAAGAATGAGTATTCGGTTTGAAATAGATAACTTAAATGAATTAAAATCATCAATCAAAAAAATAGAAAAGATACCCGGCAGAGTGGCGGAGGCTCATGCCAGAACGATGGAAATTGTTGCCAGTAAATTAAAAGAGGCTTTAGATGATGCAATGAATTCAAATAGTTGGCAATGGATAAATGACACCAGAGACATAATTGATACTACAGCATTAAGAGAATCTGGTAGAGTGACCTATAATAAGACAACTCAGCAATTGTCCATAACCTATGGACTAGAATATGCGGCAATAGTCCATTTTGGTGGATATATTAAATCTGGATATAATCCAGATGTCCAAATATTTTATCCTGCAAGACCATGGATTGAATCTGTATTTAAGGGGACTAATGGTATTCAAAAGTTTCCTTTCGCTGCTATTTATAGAGAGGAATTTAAGAAATTCACAAAGTAATCTTGGTACACTATGGCGCTAGATTTGAAAAATGAAAACACTTCCTTTTGTCGTTAAGCCTAAGCGTAAATTTACGAAGGTTAAAATTGGACGAGAGGACATTGGTGTTATTGAAATTGAGAGAAGAGGCTATCTTACCGTAAGTGAAAAGGCCTTTGTCGATGCTGTAATGCAGGGCGGTGATGCCATTGGATCTGTTGTGGCACTTGCAACAAGGGTTAGCAGTAAGACCGGGCATAGTACCGAGCATGCTTATACGGGCATCATGGCCGCAATTCAAGGTGATATGAACAATGCTTTTGCTAATAGAATTAAAGAAGAGTATCCAGATGAGTTAAGCGAAATTATCACGCAGATGTCTGAATCCATCCAAAAAAGATCTATTGCGGCAGCAACTGTTCTTATTAGATCAAGGATTGATCCTGACTGGTCTATTGACGATACTCTTGATCAGGATCCTCAACTGATTAATGCTTTCGCAGAATTCTATGCAGAAGAGGAGTCCGGTTACGCTGGAGATGATGAACAACAACCCGAGGCCTCCGCAGAGGAAATCGTGGGAAAGTCAATAGAGGGGAATGGGGAAGAAGAATTGAATTCGAAAGAATCTTCTGGGATTTAAAAATACTCTTTCCCGGAGACACTGAATTCAGTATAGATAGATATTGGGACTTGCCATATACCTATGTATTAGATGCTTATGATTTTGCTAAAACAAATCAAGTTAAACAGTGGCATATAAACGAAGCCCCCGTCGCCCTACTGACTTCAGTAATTTCCAATTCAAATAGAGATCCCAAAAGAAGAAAGGAACCATTCAAGATGGATGATTTCTTCTTGTATCAACCTAGGGATGAAAAGAATATTCCCACCAGCGTATATGGATCTGCTGCCATGGCTTTGGTTTCCAATAACCTTATGCCTGCCTGGGCTTTATTTGTCTTCAAGGATCTCAAGGAAGCTGCTGACGGTCCGCCGCCTTCATTGCTCGCATTTATGAGTGAGAATGCAATAATATTAGCTCCAATGCTATATGACAACAAAGTAAAGGGAATGATTATAGCCTTGGAGTCGGCCAGTGAAAAACGTATTGAGATGAAATCCCCGTGTGGTAGGAAAATCTATCTTGAAATGCCTTTGATTAATGGCAAGTTTTATGCACAAGAAGACGTCGTATTGACACTTATCAACTAGCTATCCAGTTTTCATAGATTGAGCTTTCCACTATACCGGTTTGAAGCCAATTCTTGATTCGCATTTCTGAATATATAGTATAAAAATCTTGCTTTCGATACCATTTAATCCAATCTTCGCTTCCCTTGGAATGATTGCAGTCCTTGCATGCAGGCACACAATTGCTAGTTCTGTCTTCTCCCCCTTTGCTTTTAGGCCTTACATGATCTAGTGTTAGGCTTTTTACATCAATCGGCGGGCAATCGCAATACGCACATTTGTTGTTCCATGCATCGCGAATTGATTGCCTCCAGAGTCGTTTTGCTTCTTTACCGTTCATGGCCTCAAGATTAAAAAGGTACTCACCAGCCCGTTCGCGGGGCAAACCTGAGAGGCTCATCATCTACGAGGAGAGAATGACGTAGACGACAAAGTCACCATTCGCCATAAGCATTCCCTACCCTTCTATATGTTTCCACGAATGGCACACTAGGTGGCAGGAATCGTCTCGTTAAATGTCTCAAGTTTTTCCCGATAGTCCGGGTGTAATTTATAGACTTCTTGACGCTGACGAAGACTTTGCGTCTTATATTGGTACTTATAAATTTTTATCTGGTCAGACCAAAAAAGCCATTAATGTCTTGACACCAGGCACCAGTATACCTTCTATAGAATCAGTAAATGGTGTCGAATGCATTATACACGATATATCTGATTTAAGTAGAATTGATTTTCTAACAGATTCCAGCGAATTAGTTAACGAATGGAAGGTTTTCCTTGTTGCATGGGATCCTGCAACTGGAGAAGATGTAAACAACGCTGCACGCCGGATCATGCAACTATTTCGTGGGGCGACATCTACGCAAACCGTGAGGACTTCGGAAGGGTTGAACGCGAGGGTTCAGACAGTTGTGACAATCCCGTCGAATCAGCCTCTTGATATTGACGGGATGGCTGTTTATGGCCCACAACCTACTGTATCTATCTCTAGTAATATTAACTATATCCAGCCTGGTCAAGACGTTACATTGACGTGGTCTGTGTATAGTGCTCTTAGAGCTGAGATGGATAACGGCGTTGGCAACATTGACCTGTCTGATTCCCAGATATTTACTGTTGATCGCACAACTACCTATAATATTACTGCGTACAATGACTTCACTTCTGGATCCGGGGGTATTGAAATCGTCGTTCTCGATCCGATTGTTGTATCCTTTGAATATGAAGCAACTGCAAATCCAAATGAATACTTGGTGACATGGGCGACTTCGAATGTACAGGAAGTAAGATTTAATGGACGATATGACTGGCCTGATTTCGGTAGCACCACGATAACAGTTACTACTCCTACTGAATTCATTCTGGAAGCTTATAGCACTCAAGGCACTGATCAAGCCACAATTGTCATCACCCCCTAAAAACAGAAATTAAGTAGGGTTCCGTAATTTGGCAACCTACAAAAGAGGGGTGGATCCCCCCGATTTTGTTGTTTCGGCCGGATTCATTCCGGATTTTTATCCGTGGCAAATTATTCCGCAGCCTTTGGCTACGATGTTTATATCTTACCTCTTTCTTCTAATGAGGTTGATATTTCTTTCACTGGCATTACTGGTGCTATTGGAACTTCCGCTTCTACCAAGTTCCTGAAAACCGACAGCTCCACGGCTGGCGATGGTCTTAACATCGCCTCATCTGGCTCTACGGTCGCATTCAACGGAAGCACTGGTATTTTCACTGTTGAAACAACTGCATATAACATGGACGGTGCAGATCAACCGTTCCGCTTATATGGTTTGACCAATGCTGCCCTGGAAACCGATACGTCATCCGAAGATATCGTTACTTATGACGATGAAACTCGGGGTTTCAACACTTCAATTGCTACCTCTAAGTCCTGGAGTGTTAGCCTTGAAGGCGTGGCTGACTTCAAAGACGCAGGCTATCAGATCTTGCGCTTGACTGAGCAAAACACTGTGGCCAATAGCCTGCGTGTTAAATTTGTTCGCGTCGGCCCCACTGGCACAGATGAAGCCGTGTATGGCTATGGTACTCTACAGGGTTATTCTGAATCGATCGAAGCAGGCTCCATTGTTTCTTGGACCGCAACACTGACCGGTTACGGTCCGTATAAGCTTGATCTGGATGTAAACGCCTGAGATCCTTGACTATAACAGGAAGGGGGCTGAATGGCCCCCTTTTTTCTTGGCAGACTAATCTAGCCTGTTCTATGGATTTATGGGTGACGATCTCATAATCAGTCTGAGGACAGAAGCCGATGTCAAAGCTCTTAATGACGCGATTAAGAGTGGAGCAATTAAGACAATTGATGAGTTTATCGATTATGTAAAAAGGCTTGGCGGAGCCTTAGATGACTCACTTGATCAGGCAAGAAGACTGACGATTGACGGTAGAGTTAATGGACTTCCTCAATTCAAAGAACTTCGCAATGTTTTAACTGATGCTGAAAAAGCAGAAGGAAAATTAAGAAGAGCAATTGAGCAAAGAGCAAAAGCAGATCGGGATAGTTTAACAAATATTCGCCAGAGATTAAATCAAGCCAAGCAAATACAAGCAAGTTTAAACAAAGAAAATTCTCAATATCAAAGACAGACTGAAATCATAAATCAATTAAATGTTGCTCTTCGAAGAGCTCAAGGAATAGAAGCTGGCAGTATTGCGGATATCGGGTTCAATGTCAGAGATGCAGAAAGAAGGCTTCAGATAGAGAACCTTTCTGCTGACGCAAGAAGGGAGCTTACCAATGAAATTAGTAGGTATAATCAGGAAATCAATAAAGCCAAAGGGATTGAAGAAGGTAGTGTTGCTGCACTGAGACAGCAACAGCAGGAGCAACAAAGGCTTGCTGAGACCTTAAGGGTAGGGAGTGATGCACAACGACAG